TTAGAGACATGCCTAATCCACATGGAGAAGCATTGCCATTTGGTAAGAAGAATAATCATGTAGAACCTACAGTAGCAACACCACATGGTGACATAAGTGAGACTCTAATGAGTGGTGCGTTGGGTGCATATTATATGTCAGATAAAAGAGAGGACTAGGCATAAATTTTTGTTGCATTAAGTTGTCATTTCAACACAAATGTGGTATAAATAGTATTAGTCACCGAAAGGTACATTAAGAGGAACCAAATGTATTAAAGGTCTATATTATGTTCTATTGTAGTTTAATGGAGTAGGTTAATGCACAACTTAGTATCATATAACCAACTAGCAGGAGAGAGTAATTTCAATCCTGAGAATGATTTAATCGCAGATTATTATCAGTGTTTAATCGAATGTGATGAAAGTCAATCAGTTTGTAAACGTATCTGTAAGGAGGTATTAGTTTAATGCTAACTCATTCACATCCACCTTAAGTAAATAAAAATAAACAACAACCCTTGACTTTTTAAGTCAGGGGTTTTATACTTTATACTATATTATTAGTAATTTGATGCTATATAATCAAGATGCTATGAAGCAAATGAAAAATCCTCTTAGTCCTGTTAAGATGGTGAGAGAGACTTATTCTAAATGGTTACAAAGACATGTAACTGAAGTACAGGTGCAATTTAAGGATGAGGAACCAGCATGGATTCCTTATGAAACACTATTAGCTATGCAAGGAGAAGACGAATGAATTTTATTAGTAAACTTTATCAATCTCTTTTAAATATCAGTGTTGGTACTCATAAGGGAGAAGATTTCAACCCAGAAAAGGTACATTGCTATGTTGATGGTGAAGAGGTTGATTGTTTCATTGATAGATTAGAAACAGAGGGTTATCAATATGACTCTGGTAATGAGTGGTGGCAGCGTATATGGTCAACCAACAATGGTAAGGAGTCTATTAAAGAAATATACCAACCATTAGAGAGTGGTAATTGGAAACAGTTGATGATAGGTTATGGTGATAATATATTCTATGAAGAGACTGTGAATGTACAAAATGGGGTACTGCGTAATAGATAAATAGTGCATCAGCATAAACTAAGATGTTATATGTCAAATTTATCAGACAAAAAAGCAGCAAAGAAGATTATTAAACAAGCAAAGAAACATCCTGATTGGTACAGCGAACAAGATGTATATTATGCTAAGATGATGAAGAAGAAAATAAAAGCAGAAGAAAAACTCAAAAAACTTGAAAACTAACTATGGCATTATCACAACAAACATTAGATTATCTACTTGAAGCAGAGGGTAGTATCAGGTCAGCAATTAAATGTGCTGCGGTGAATGAAAAACCCTTAGTTATAACTCAAATATCTAAATTGTTATATGATATAGAAAGTTTAAGGGATTTTGAGCATCTACAGGATATTGTAGAGGATGCGATGAACAAACGTGACGAATGATTGCGACAGTCTAAAGACAATATAAAATTTATAGATAAATCATATAACTATGTTATAATATCAACACACACCACCATAGAACTATGATTAACTTAGACGAGCGATACCTATCCTACATGGACGGTAGTAAGAAAATGAGGATTGATGGTGTAGAGGAGAAGGTTGAATCTTATGGATGGCACTGTGATGGTAATGATATTAAGGGTCATTATGTGACAACAGAGAATTTTAAGTTGTATTATAATATGGAAGGACTGTTCACTAAGATGGTGGCACTCAGAGAAGTGGCACAGACTGTTGCGTGAATGAATAATATATGATAAGATATAGTTATAGATAAAAATAAAATGAAAATTGCACTTGCCGCATTGTTGGCACTCACTCCAGTTTCAGCACTTGCTGGTGAATATCAGCAAGGATATTCTACAAGTCGTAATTGTTTTAAGACAGAGTATAGAGAAGAATATATTCCTGGAAATGCAGATAATCCTGGATATGTTCAATCATTCCATGAAACTATTGAAGTTCCTTGTACGTCTAATGCTGATTCATTAAGAACAGGTGGATATACACGCAAGACAACTATAGAGTTTGATAATAATGATTGTACTGATGGTAAGATTGCTGGTGGTCTAGTTGGTGGTGGAGTTGGTGCTGCATTGTCAAGAGGAGATGGACGTTGGTGGGCAATTCCATTGGGTGCAGTTCTAGGTAGTCGTATTGGATGTGAGATGGAAGGAGGTTAATGGGGGGAACCTCTAAACTGTCCTTATGGTGTGAGGGATACGTGGTTCTACTGCCCGAACATCGCAAGGATCTATGGTTGTCTCTGTTCAGCAGGGAAATTACGTCCTTTAAGTCGTCAGTAGGGGTTCAGGTGTAAGCGATTCCCAGTAGGTAAATTTGGGCATAGTAGGTGAAACCTCTGTCGATGCCCCACTCCCTCACTGCTGCAACCCCCTTTGGTAGTTTCAGGGTTGGAGGCGATAGGAAACTACCACACTATTTCGAGGAGATGGATGTGCCTCGTGGGTCGCCCCCACTGAAAGAACTAACATCCGCTAGCTTTTTACAATAACTACTATGCCATCTGAACAACACTTCATCAATAAGACTGATGAAATGCTTGAAAAGTTCATTGAAGAATGTGAACGAGAAGCAGCAAAATTAGAGGTTACAGTTGATTATTATCTTGCCGAGTTTGTTTGACAAACTCGGTTTTTTCTTTTAATATATACATATAGCAAAAGTATTATTATGACTGACGAAAGACGCTACAAAGTTTTACAAATGGATACTACTGGATGGGAAGTACCAAACAAAGATGTGGATGTTAATTTAACACGAGAAGAGTGTAATGGTAGGATAAGATGGTACTTAGATCAGGGAATATCACCCGATAGATTAAAAGCAGGTCTATACATTCCAGAATAACTTTATAATAATTACTATCCAATGTATGAACCCGAAGTAGATGATTACGTCATCTGGAATAGACCTAATGGAGACATTGAAGAGGGATGGGTATATTTTAAGGGAGATCCAATAGATAATGAAAAACGTGTCAAAGATGGATGGAAAGTATTATCCAGATATATTACTATAGAAACTGGAGTTAGGGATAAACCTGACTGCATATATTCTAGTGGTAAACCAATGAGACATAAGATGATTCATACATTATTATTATGTAATGAAGAGTGTTGGCATCAATTAAAGTATGTTAAGCATAGAAGAACAAGAGAGATATTACATTACTCACAATATGATGATGTTAATCAAGATGAGAAGATAGCAGACAAATCTGTTGGAATGTATAAGTCTCAGGAGGGGAGATTGCAAGACTATTAGTGGGGGGAACCTCTAAATTGTCCTTATCATACAATTATTATTGAAAACAATGCGACCACCTGAAGTTATTAAACAACTCAACGAACTTCGTGAGGCATGGAGAAAACAATCGTTTACTTACACTCCTGAACAACAACGAGAAAGAGACAATCTTATTAAATTGAGGAGAGAAAGAGTTAAGTATTTCCATGACAATGGTTTAGTATCTAAAGGTGCAAAGAAAGATAAAGATAAGGATAAAGCAGTTCAACCCTAAATAATTAAAAATTATATTCAGATGAAATCTTTCCATCAATTTATAACTGAAGCATACGATAAAGATTTAGAAGGTCAGGCATCTAGAAAACCTGGAGAGGAGGGACGTATTCGTACTGCTAGAAAGAAAAGAGAGATAGAAAGAACAAGGAAGAAGGCAGTCGGTGGTGGTCAGACTGGTGTTGTTAAAGATTATAAAACACGCAAAGATGCTGGTACAAATAAACCTAAATCAAGAACACAGCAGCAACCTGAAAAGGAAAGAGGTTCTGCTGCATTGTCTCCTAGAGAAGCACAACGCAAGGCAGCAATGGAGAGAAGAGCAGGTAAATCTGGTGGTAGTAAGAAAGAATTAGAGAAGAAAGCATCTAAGATGTTATCTAAGAAAACAACTAAGTCAGTTGATCCTAATTATAAAGTTAATAAGGGAACTGCCAATGCTGGTACAAGTAAAGGAACATACACCAGACAAGAAAGACAATCATTAACACGTAAGGGTGAAAAGAAACTAAGAGATCTAAGATTACAGGCAACTGGTAAGACTAAAGAGAGTGAATTAAAACACGCAGTAACACATAAAGAGAGATCCAGAAGAGAGAAGAAGAAATAGGGGGAACCACTAAAGTGTCCCTATAATGTACACGTAAGCGTCTGTATGGCGTTATTATACCTTTAATGGTATAATGGTTATTATTGTTATTATTTTATGATTAAACTACGATTACATCAACAAGATGCTTTAGATGTAATGCAGTTACAATCTAAAGGTCAAATCATTGTCCCCACTGGTGGTGGCAAAACTATGTGCATGATTGAGGATGCTAAGATACAATTTACAGAGAATAATATATCAAAAACTATTGTAGTAGTAGCACCAAGAATATTATTAGCACAACAATTATGTGAAGATTTCCTAGAGCTAATTGATAATGTAGATGTACTTCATGTTCACTCAGGAGAGACACATCATACAAGTACAACTAAGATTGATCTAATTAGACAATGGGTAGGTGACAATGTTGGTAATAAGATTATATTTACAACATATCATTCACTTCATAAGTTAATGTATTCTGATGTATTTGTAGATACAATATATTTTGATGAAGCACATAATAGTGTTCAGAAGAACTTTGTTGAGGCAACAGAGTATTTTTCAATGTATGCTAATCGTTGCTACTTCTTTACTGCTACACCTAAACATTCTAAGACTCCTTTTAAGATAGGAATGAATGATGAGGACATCTATGGTAAAGTTATAGTCAATGTACCAGCACCTAAGTTAGTTGATGAAGGTGTAATTCTACCACCTAAAGTTAAGATTAGGAAGATAGATGTCGTGGATGATAGTAGATTCAAGCATGAGCATGATTGTGACCATGTAGTATCAACTATTGATGAGATTGATACTGATAAAGTATTAGTTTGTGCTAGATCTACCAAACAGATTGTTAATCTAGTATCACAGACTGATTTCTGCTGTGAACTTAATGATCGTGGATATTCTTGGATGTATATTACTGCCAAGACAGGAGCAGTTGTTGATGGTAAGAAAGTAGATCGTGAATCATTCTTTAATACTCTCAATGAGTGGGGCAATGATGATACTAAAAAGTTTGTAGTATTACATCATAGTATCTTATCAGAAGGTATCAATGTTAAAGGACTAGAAGCAGCAGTATTCTTAAGAAATATGGATTACATTACTATTAGTCAGACTAT